TGCGGGCGCTTGGGTGCAGTCAGGTGTGCAACAGTAATCCTCAAAGTACGTCTCACACTTGAGCGCGTACCAAAGGAGTCCGTCCTGGCAACAGCAAGACCGCCGTCGGCTCATTTGCTGCCCTTACTGCGGCACCAAAAATATCCTGCCAAGGCACCAATTAAGCCCAAAGTGGTGGCGAAGAAAATTGATCCTAAGAACGATTCAGCGCTTGCGAGGTTGAGCATTGGAAGCCTTTGTTGAAATGCGGGTGCGGCGGAAGGTTGAGCCAACGCTGCACCCGGCGGCGAAGGTGAGAATTACAAGTCCTAAGAGCCATGTCGTATATTGGGCTGTCGTAAGCATCAGCGGCCTCGTGGTATGTAGGTGTAGATAAGTGCTCCGATCACAGCGGCCACCACTGCGATTGATACATACTGGAGCGTCGAGTAAATCGCCGGAACATCATCAGAGACGTACGGGATCCGTGCCGAGATCTCCGCGGCAAGCGCCTCGATGCGCTCGAGCTCCGCGTTTGCTTTCGCCAGGTGCGAGCGTGCCGACGTCGCCGCCTCTCGCGAAGTGTTGGCACTTTGCGAGATCGCCGCCGTGCTCGATGCACAGCCGGTGAGCAGCAGGACGATGAGGGCGAGGTAGATCATGGCATTAACAATTTGACTTATACCCAAGCAAGTAATCTATTCAGAATGCCAGTAGTGATTACGGCGTAACCGTTGTTTGGAATAGATGAATCACTAAGACCCGTAAATGTTGTTGGGCTGTAGGTTGGAGATGTGTTTACTAAAGGATCAGCACGAAGGTGCGCCCCGTATAACGTATTGTCAGGCAAAACTTGATACAGGTTTCTTGATTTCATTTGTGCAGCAGTTAGCACAGATTCAATATCTACATAAGTCACATTTTTGGCGTCATTCGGACTTTCTGTTGCCCACGCCGCTGCCGCTTCTGAAGTTACAGGTCGCACAGTTGCCCAAGATCCTGCGCCCGGATCACCAGCTACGATTGGATGTGTTACAGACATAACAAACGCCAAGTCTTGTGCGGGGTAACCAAGCACGGTCACCCATACGTTGTAGACAGCATCACGAATTATGTCTGCGTTTGTTGTCCAACTACTTCCGGATTCTTCGCCATTGATTCCAGAGTTATGCCACCATACAACCCGACCAGATCCTCCAGCCGCAATTTGTCGTTCTCGAAGTTCTTTCAAGTAAGCCTCAAGGTATTTAGGCATATTGACAAGTGTTGCCCCAAGTAATTGTGTTGATGCTCCACCAAAATAATTTAAGACACTTACACAGAATCCTTTGTAAGCAGTACGAATTACTGAATGGTAAAAGATTGCAACCGGACCAGTAGCCACATAGGCGGCATCGCCGCTGTTGAATCCATCCCACCCGCACTTCATTTGGTCTGGTACGCCAGAAGTTGTACTTGAAGTAAATGGAAGTGTGGCTGTTGCGTAACCAATTCCTCCACTTGTTACAAAATCTCCGCTTCCAGCAACTAGTGTGTTGGTTCCCTTCATTGCACGAAGACGGAACTTTCCACCTGTTGTAGCGAACTTGCCATAAACGACACGGTATTGGAGTGCAATTCCCGCGGTTCCTGTACCGCTAGCCAATTGACTTCCACCAATTATGCGAACAGAAGGACCGGGCGGGTAGGAAGTGTAACTACTACCAGCAGGAACAAATGCAACGGCATTTGAAAATGAGGCGGGTTTAACAAGGAATTTGGTAATAAGAAATGATGCTGTTGCGCTTGGTGTTCCGGAAAACCACGTATCAATTGTTACAGTCTTTGTAGTACCGTTGTAAGCAGTAATTTTTGCATAGTTTGCTGTGATGTTTGTTCCAACTGCTCCCGAAAGAATTGAAATGATGTTGCCAACATAATCACCATCAGTCGAAGAAGCACCAGTATCAAGTTGCAAAGTTGTTGAGGAAGATGCTCTCGCGGTTTTCTCGCGAACAAAGTAACTGTCGAACAAGGTATTCAACGCAATAGCGTCTGTATCTGCTGCTACTGCAATACGGTTTGATAAAGAGTATTGAAATCCAATATCTTCTGCAATTCTTGATCCCCAACTGTAATCATTCCAAGGCATAAACAAACCGCCAGAGCGAGCATTGCCGCCGTCTTCTGATGCAGATGGGTGAAGCGGAGTTGCGTATACGGGCGCACCAAATGCAGCCATTGCTTTTTGCCAGCCAACACCATATCCACAATTTGCAGATGATCCTGCATTGCTATCGCCAAAGACAATAATGTCAACCGAATCGGTTCCATCAACAGCATCGGACAAAATTTGCCCAGCGCGTCGAGATCCATAAATGCCGGGCACAGATCCACCTGACAACATTGCTTTTCTAAAGAACGATGTAAACATTATGGAATGCTTTCTGCTGTTATGCGTGCGAAGATGGTTGCGATATGTCGGTTCTCGCTGCCGGATGTTGGGTCTGCGTATAGGACGATGGTGCCCCAGGCGTTGGCGTCTACCGTCAGCGTTTGCGCCGCAGTCCAGGACACGGTGGCCGTGCCGCCGCCAGCGCTGACAACTGAGCCAGTGCCTTCGAGTTTGACCGTGCCCACGGTGATGTAGCCCTTGGGTGTGAATCCTGCGTTCGTCCAGTGGAAGTTGGAGCCGTCATCATGAACGTGCATCGAGACGGCGAACACTTCACCTTTGCAGATGACTTGCGGCGGAATGGGAGTTTCGAGCGTTAGGTTTGCCATCAAGTACACCTCAGTGGGTTTGGTCGGTCAAAGTAGGCAAAGACGGCTCCGGAACTATCGTGGCAGACGTGCAGCTCAACCTTGGCGCTTAGTTGTCCGGTCGGCCATTGGGCAGTGCCCGAATCATAGATCGAGCCCACCGGGCCTACGGTCGCTGCTGGCGCGGTTGAAATGTTCATGCCATCAACAAGCGTCGAGGTGTTGTGCCACTCGCGGAGGTTTACTGCGGTGGCATAGGTTCCACTCTTATCGGTTGTTGGGACTGTAATGCCGCCGCCGCCGATTGGAGTAGGGAACCATATCTTGACGGCGTACGTCCATCGGTTCGCCGCGTGAAGCGTTGCAGACTCCAGTGTGACTAATACAGACTTGGTTGGCGCTTTGGCAAACGCTTCCATTTGCGCAAACTTGATACCCGCGGCGTTGGCAGTTGCCACCCGTTGAGTTTGCGCAAACCCGTTCATGGCGAACCTGGTCAGGCCGCCGTACAAGTTCCCGTTGAAGATGGGGTTCTGGAAAGCCATTATGCAATTGCCAGTGGTTTCGGATGAGTCAACGCGGCCAAATCTAACGCCGAGAAAATGGAGGTGAAATCGGAAGTTGTGTTGTACCGTTGTAAGAACACCACTTTGTCGACTTGCAGAATCGGAATACCACCAATGGTGACGCCAGCAGTCAAGACTGGTTCGCCAGTTGGATTTGGAGCGGGAATTTGCTCAAGGTGGTACCAAGCGTCGTACAAAAACGTGTGGCTCATCCGGTAGTAGTTGTCCTCCGGTGCCGTTTGAAATCCTTGATAAACCAGCGTTCCAATTGGGAAGCCAAGAAACGCTACGCTGTTTCGATTGCCAACATAACTGGTGTAAGTACCCCACAATGGTTCAGCAGCTGGACTTGCTGCTGTCAAAGTCCGATCGTATTGGGTCTCAATGGTGACTAGTTGCTGAGGTACGTCGTAGACTTTTGGCTTGCCGTTGGTGTCAACCTTGTCGCCAGCAATGTCCGCACCGCCTGTAAACACAACTGTTCCGTTTGCTGGAAACGTAGGAGCACTGCGATACATGGCCGTCGACCGAACCACGGTGGCGCGGGTGCAAGTGCAATACGCGCCAGTTGAATTGCTTGTTGGATATCCATTGCGAGTGCTCGCTCGGTGCGTGACAATCCACGCGTTCTGCCGTTCTCTTACCGGCTCAATGGTTACTTCACGAATCACCATTGTCTTTAGATACGCGTCGCCAGCATAGATTGAAGATGAAATGCGACTTGGTGGCACGAGAGCATTTGCGCGAATATCTTCCTCAGAAGCCGTGCCAGATGCCGTCATCAAGTACTGAATGGTGACAAACGACTCACCAGGTGTGGGCACTAACGAGTAACTGCGGCTGTTTGCCTTTTCAACAAGCGTAAAACTCGGAGCCATTAGGAGCCACCTTTCAAAGTCCTGTGAATTTGGCGCAAGACTTCCTCGTCGCGCCGCGGGTTGTCGCTCATGCCCTTGGTCGCCTCTTGCCCGGATGTGCCTAGACCTAAACCGAAATTGCCCAATACGTCAGTGATATTTCCCTTGCTAAATTTCTTAGCCGGATCAGCAAATGTCATAATGATTTGGTCAATCGCTTTGTTCATCAGCGTTTCACCAGATTGTTTCATTGATTCAGAAAATGCCATCTGCCCACTGCCCGATGCGCTCACAGCGCTTTGAGTTTGTTCGGTAATGCCTTGGCGTTTAGCGCGTTCAACACCCGCAACATCAAGGCCGTATGCCTTGGCCATTTCAATCTCTTGGTTGATCTTAGCGATCTGCGTTTCCATTACTCCGCGCTGGGCTTCAGGCGAGAACCGCGTAGACATTTGAGCCATCTCAGTCATGCGCCGATCCATAATGCGGAATGCGCCCATGAGCATCTGGAAGCCCTGCTGCGCCATGTTGAACGACGCACCAACAGCAATAGCGCTGGTCTTGCTGTTCAACTTGGCTAACTCGCGATTGGTCGCCGCGACGCCCTTGATGACGCCGGACGGATCGACTTCCGCGCGAATGACCGCTTTCATGCTCTTATCTGCCATACGTCTCCTTCCTCAACCAGGGGATGCAGCGCTGCGGCTTTTGCCCGACAGCATTGCACACCAGGGCCGTAAGCAGCCACTCGCACCGCTCAAGGGTGGTGAGTTCCGACTTGGCAATGAGTCCGCTCATGTTCATGCGTTGCTCTGCGTCTGCGATTCTCCAGAGCCGCCGTTCGGCGGCGTCGTAAAACGTTCCCGGTTGATCTCCTCTAGCAGCGCCGAGCAGATGTCTGCACGGACGTTGGCCATGTCTGCATGGTTGTGCACGAACGGCGTGCCATCGATGCAGGACAGGCACCCGGCCCACCAGTACGAATCCATTGAAGCGCGTGTGTAGTCGGCCATTGTGGGCTCACGCACCATGATGACGCCGACACCTGGCACATCGACGCGCCGCGGCTTCGGTGAAATAGATGAGAGATCAAACGGCATTAACCCTCCTCAAGAGTGATTGACCACATACCAGGGCCCGAACCGTCATCGGTGCGCGTGGCGCTGGTCAAGTGTCCAACAATGGTGTAAGCAAGTGAACCTTTATCGGTGTAAACCAATGTAACCGTCACGGCTTGCGCATCACCAGCAGTTGTAGGGTTCATGTGAGTACGGATGGCCACGTCAAGCGCGGAATCTGCCATGCAGTCAAAAGTAGCGCTACGCTGAATGCGGCCGGGCATTCGCTTTTCTTTGAAATCCACAAGACTTGTCGAATCAAGCGACGAGCGCGAATGACTTACGGTTACGTTCTTTGCAAGGTAATTCGTGGCCCCGCCGGCCTGAAAATTGAGCGTAAACGTTCCGCCGTATCCGGGAGTGATTGCCATTAGGTGGTCTCCTGTACAAGTAGTTCGAGTTGAATAGTCCCGATGCGCTCCGCATCGGTCTTGCCGTCATCGATTGATTCGGTGCTCATCGTCACGCTGAACGCGGATAGCACGATGACGCAGTTGTATTCGGCATTGGTAATTGGGGTATCAAACTCAGCGCGTATATCGTCAATGAGTGCAAGGCATTCATCGATCGTGTCCGCAATCGCTTGGATTTGAACCGTCATCGTCCAGTGGCATTCGATCGGTATTCCCGAGGTCGCCATATCCACCGCTGCGCTGGTGATTTCGTAAACGTAACACGGCGTTGCAACACCAGCCTGGCGAACACCCGAAAACGCAGGAGTGCTTGCAGTAGTAACAGCCTCTTGGATAGCGCGTTGGATATTACTTAGGGACACTGGTATTCCCCATTCCGAGGATCTTGCGAGCCTCAATCAGAATCTCGGAACTGATCGCTTGCATGATCCTGGCTACGTTCGCCTTACCCCACATCTCACCGTAGTGGTTGCCTGGGATCTTGCGGCCGGAGTTCTTGTGCATAAACCCGTTCTCTTTCCACGGGTAGACGAACTGCTTGTTACGAGCGCGCGCGCCGCCCTTTTTGCCAAGTTGCACGCCGAGCTCGGCGCGGATAGCCGAGCCTGGCCCGCCCATTCGCTTGGGTGAATTCACCTTAGTAGCGGATGCAATCCCCTTGCGGTGGATTTTCTTGCCGCCGCGAATGTAGGGCGCGTTTAGCAATGTGGCTTTTAAGTTGGCAACGAACGGCTTGAAACCCTTGCGGATTGCCTTTTTGCGCACGGCTTCGTTAAGAGCCGGCGAAAGACGCGCAAGTGTCTGCGTGACTTCCTTGGTATCGATGGTGATCTTCACGGGGTTCATTCCGTCACCTCCACCGCATTGATCTCTAAGCGCCGGCGCTTCTGATCCCTGTCCCAGCAGCCCTTGATGAAGAACGTGCGCGTTACGCCGTTATCCACGAGCAGCAGCCTGGAGCGGGTAGTCACCGACGGGTGGAAAGCAGCGAGGATGCGCCAATCAGTTCGCACGCTCGAACCGCCGTCATCCATTGTCTCTTCCGTGTTGGCGTTCTCAATGTGCACCGGGATGTTGGCAAACGAGAGCCAAGACTCCGAAGCCTGTCCAAACGCGTCAAGCGTGGCTACTGGATTCTGCGCCGTCATGACGAGGCGCATCATGCCGGATGGAACGTGCCCGGCCATCAGCCGATACCCTTGCTCATCATGCCGGTGATCCGATCCCAGTACGTCGAGTCCAGGGCAACCGTGTCATCCCCGCGGCTTGCGACGTGGTGCGCGACGCGCTGGAGAAGCGCCATCTCGAGCAGCGGGTTGAGCGCTGCGTTCCCGGCCGTCACGGTCAGGGTGACCGGGTATGTCAGGTTGTCGATTTCCATATCGACGTAGATTAGGCCATTGATTTGGATCTTGGAGCACGTGCCGGTGAGCGGCACCGTCGTGCTATCGCTGTAGACGGCCGTAGTGCCCGCCAGGTCGCCTTGGCGCTCCAAACGGAGGTACAGACCGCCGTAGATCGTCAAGGGCGCTGAGGGCACCCACTGCGTCCTGGTGACACTTTCCACGCACCATCCGGTGCGCTCTTCTAGTTCGCGTACGGCGGCAGACCAAGCAATGCCAATAGCCGGGTCATCCTCCGTGTGAGGAATGCGGGCCCAACTTCTGAACTTTGCTAGGTCTAGAGCCATTGTTCCTCGCTAAGGGGGGGTGGAGCCGAAGCCCCACCCACCCAAAGGATGAGAGGATCAGAATTACGAACCGGCGTTCGTCACTTGCAACTGCACCAGCGCATTGACGCGGGTGAAGTTGGAGTTGGCAAACATCATGCCCTGGTAACGGATACGGCCAGTACCGCTCAGGCTGTACTCGTCGCGGGTCACTGACATCGTTCCCCATTCGCGCATGGCGAATGATTCACTGATGTTGCCCAACACTACGAGGCAGTTTTTGCCAGTGGTGTTGGTAGTGATTTGCGCCGGCATGTACTCGGTCACGTAGACGGGCAAGCCCATCAAGGTGAACGGAGCAGCATTCGTGATGCCAGCGTCTGCGCTTGGAACGAAGAGCGGGACATTGTTGACAACGATTCCGGCGATCACTGCGTAGACATCTTGCGGGATGATCCATGCGGATGATCCCCAGTATGCCGCTGGCAGCTTGTTGTAACGCATTTCGGTCAACTTAGCCAACCATCCAGCAGTGGTGACGCCACCGATAGATGCTGTACGGATGTTGCCAGCACCTGATGTCGCGGTTGCCGTTGTGATGTTGATGCCGGTTGTGGAGTTAACGGTAAAGATTCCCGTTGGCGAGTTGGTGCCAGTACCACCGATGTAGCCCCACTCAAGGTTCTTCGACAACTGAACCTGCAAGTGCGAGATCACTTCCTGTTCCACGGGGAATCCAGGGTCAGACTGTGCAATGAGTTGATGCGACACTTCGGTCTTTGGCAAGCAAAGAACCGGAGCAAGCGCCACTTCGGTGAACAGAGGATCAGAATTGGTTGCAGCAACGGTAGCGGAGTCCGCCTGTGTCCATGCAGCCGTGTAATCAGCGGTCTTCAGGGTGCTGTAGCGCAGCGCCTGGTAGCCCTGAACTCCTGTCCGCAGGTCGCCTAACCCGCGAATTACGGATTGAGCCGATAGGTATTTTAGGACGGCGTCTTGGTACAGCTTCGGGATCAAAATCGAGCTCGAAGCGGTCGTGATGAGTTCACGCTGTTCCGGGATTGCACCAGTGCGCATGTAGTTTGCGAACTGCATCTCGTACTTCTTGGAATCGCGATACTCGAGCGAGCGC